TCGGTGGCGCCTGACCGTTTCACCGAAGCGCAGCGGCCCGGCCCCGCTGCATCGCCCTTTCGCAAGAAGGTCTCCTTGAAAACGCTGCCTTATGCGAGCTTCTGACAGCCGGGAATAGCACCGGCACCACACGCATGGCATCTGTCCCACGGAATTACGTGGGTTCGCGGGTTAAACCGCAGTCGCCAGCCGTGTGGTGAACGCACGACCAACCCTCTGCGCCTTCGTGGCGCCCAAGCGTTGCGTCTCACCACTCCCCTGTCTCCAGTCCTGGCCACAAGCCAAGGCTTTGCCCGCCCCGAGCGGGCTTTTTTATTCGAAGGTGATCCGGCATGGCCGCATACAACAAGTTCCAGGATTTCGCCGAGCAGGTGCTGCGTGGCGTGCACAACTTCGGTTCGCACACGTTCAAGGCGGTGCTGACCAACACGGCGCCCTCGGCGGCTAACACTGTGCTTGCGGACATCGCCCAGGTGGCGGCGACCGGCGGCTATGCCGCAGGCGGCTACGTCCTCGATACCGTCGTGCTGGTCGAAACTGCCGGTACGGCCAAGGTGACGATCGCCGACGAGGTCATTACCGCCGCTGGCGGCAGCGTCGGCCCGTTCCGCTACGCCGTGGTCTATAACGCGACCTCCGCCGGTGGTCCGCTGGTGTGCTTCTACGACTACGGCAGCTCGATCACGCTTGCTGACACGGAGAACTTCACGCTCGACTTCGACGGCTCGGCCGGCGTCTTCACCCTGACCTAAGGAATCAGCATGGCAACCTATGACGAACTGCTGCTCGCGGCAGAAGACCCTGGCCTGAACAAGCGCGTGCGCGTTGCGTGCGTGATCGCCGCCGACAGCATCTGCAACGAGTTGGCGACCGTGACGAACCACGTGAACCGCATGCTGTGGGCGAAATCCGTGTTTCAGAATCCCCAGACCGAGGCGCAGCGCATGCTGTGGGCGGTGCTGGCCCAGAACAAGGCAGCATCGCTCGCTGCAATCATCGGCGCGAACGACGCGACCGTGCAAACCGCCGTGAACACCGCCGTTGACCGCTTCGCAACCGGGGTGGCGTAATGGCGGACATCAAAACCAAGTACCCGGCCACGAGTAGTGTCGCGCTCGCGCTGACGTTAGCCGGGCTGGCATCCGACACCACGCTGCTCGCCGGACGCGCCTCGGCTGCGGTCGACAACACGGCAAACGCCGACCTGGATCACTTGGTGAGCGGGGTCATCGCCACCGGCACCTCGCCAACCGCGAACACCAGCATCGAGATCTGGGCGTATGCCTCGTACAAGACCGCTGCGGGCGCGCCGACCTACCCCGATGGCTTCACCGGCGCCGACGCAGCCAAAACGATGACCGCCGCCGGCGTGAAAATCGGCGCGCTGCGCTTGGTCGCGACGATTACCGTCGACGCCACGAGCAACCGCGCTTACCCGTTCGCCCCGGTCTCGATCGCCAGCCTGTTTGGCGCGATGCCGAAGTTCTGGGGGCTGTTCGTCGTGCACAACACCGGCGTGGCCCTGAATGCAACCGCGGGCAACCACGATCTCCAATACGAGCGCATCCAGGCGCAGACGGTATAACGCATGACTTCGCTGATCCTGCCTTCACGCCTCACGAGGCAGCCGCAGCAGGCCGTGCAGGCCAATGTAACGGACCTCGGGCGCCGTCTAGCGGTATCCGTCGTGCCGTCGCTGGCCCGTTCTGTCGTCTTGAATCAGCCTCTCACGCTGGCGAGCGGCGTTTCACGCGTTGCGACACCCTACGGTATAGCCCTTCAGCACGCGGCCACAAATGGTAGCGTCAATTTTGGCGCGACAGGTGGTGCCAGTTCTCTCGTGGGCGGGGCCGGGCGGCAACTGGGTGTTTTTATCCGCATGCGCGTTACGGCGCTCAGTACGCGTCAAATCTTCTTTGCTGACTTTGATTCCTCGGGCGCGTTCGAATCGTTTAATGCTGAAATTACCGCGGGCAATCAGTGGCGACTATCAGCACGCGATTCGGTTGATTCCGTTAAGGACGCTATCAGCAGCGTGACCGTATCGCTAGGCTTGCATGACGTTTTAGCTGTGCATGTGCCTGGCTCGGGTAATTTCCTCTATGTCGATGGCGTCTTGGTCGCCAGCGTCGCATTCGCCACGAACCTGGCCAGCGGAACACTAGTGCGTTTAGGCGGCCCTGGCGCCTACTTAGGTGGCGTCGGTTTTCTCGGGCAAATTTCTGTCTGCCATATTTTCAAAGGCGACGTTACCAGTCAGCTGCAATCGCTGCGAGATAACCCGAATCAAGTATTCACAGCCCCGGCGCGCCAGATGCTCGTGGCCAGCGCAGCACCTGCCGGCGGCGGCATCACAATGCCCGCCGCGCAGGGGTCGTACACGATCACCGGCAACGATGCAGGCCTCCGGGTCGCGCGCAGGCTGACCGCCAACCCGGGCGCCTACACCCTGACCGGCAACGCGGCCACACTCAGAACTGCGCGCCGACTGGGCGCCGCACCTGGTGCGTACGCGATCACGGGCAACGCTGCAAACCTGATCAAGGGCACTGCGCCGAAGTCGCTTCCGGGCGACAGCGGCAGCTACGTCATCACCGGCCGGCCTGCCGCGCTGAGAGTGGCGCGCCGGATTGTGGCTGCGCCTGGAAGCTACGCGATCACCGGGTTCTCGACCGGCGCCGCGATCTCCGGGGCCATGCCGCGATACGCAGAAACCACCTTTATGCGCCTGAGCGTCGTGCGCTGCACCACAAACCTCGGCCCTGACCGAATTCAACGAACACTGGGCTTCCCATGACCATCAACGTCGGCGAGTACGGAATCGCCTTTGACCTGAACGTGAACTACGACCTGAGCGGGGCGACCTTGCTCGAGATGCGGTTCACGCGCCCCGACGGCACGACGTTCACCGGTGTCGCAACCAGAGGGGCGGTTCCGCTCGTGACGGTCGACCAAGGCACGTTCGCGGCCAACAAGTACGCCACCTACGTTTTCAAGGACGGCGACCTCACGCTACCCGGCGATTACCCCGTGCGCCTGGCCTACACCGACGCAAGCAAGCGGCTGATCTCGGACCCGACAAGCTTCGCAGTGAACCCATAACCCAGCCCGGCTCCTGCCGGGTTTTTCATACCCGACACCATGAGCCTGACGACAAAGCAACAGCGCTTCGCCGAAGAGTACCTCGTCGACCTGAACGCAACTCAGGCGGCAATCCGAGCCGGATACAGCGAGAAAACAGCCGGTTCGGTCGGTGGCGAGAACCTGAAAAAACCTGAAATCGCCGCGGCGATCCAGTTGGCCATGAAGAAGCGCTCCGAACGGACGAACGTGGACGCGGATTACGTCTTGCGCACCATCGTCGACACCATCGAGCGGTGCAAACAGGCCGAACCGGTGCGAGACCGTGAAGGCAACAACACGGGCGAATACAAATTCGAGGCCAGTGCCGTGCTGAAGGGCGCGGAGCTGCTCGGGAAGCACCTGAAAATGTTCACCGACAAGACCGAAGTCACCGGCGCCGACGGCGGCCCGGTGAACATGAACTGGCAGATCAACTTCGTGAAGCCAAAGCAAGATGAGCACTGAACTGGCGCCCGCTCTCGTCGACTTCCCGGACAAACTGGACTTCCTCCTGACCGAGCGCCGCCGCTACAAGGGCGCCAAGGGAGGCCGGGGCAGTGCGAAGTCCTGGAGCGTGGCGCAGGCCCTGCTGATCCTCGGTTCGACCCGCAAGCTGCGCATCCTGTGCACGCGCGAGGTGCAGAAGTCGATCAAACAGTCGGTGCACAAGCTGCTGAAGGACCAGATCGAGCGCCTGGGGCTGACGACGTTCTACCGCGTGCTGGAAAACGAGGTTCGCGGCATCAACGGCACGGAATTCAGCTTCTCCGGCCTGTCCGACCAGACCGTCGACTCGATCAAGTCGTTCGAGGGCTGTGACATCGTGTGGGTCGAGGAAGCGCAGAGCGTGTCGAAGCGCTCCTGGAAGACCCTGATCCCGACCATCCGCAAGGAGGGCTCCGAGATCTGGATCACCTTCAACCCGGAGCTCGACACCGACGAGACGTACAACCGCTTCATTACCAACTGCCCCGACGACTGCAAGATCGTCGACATGAACTACACGGACAACCCGTGGTTCCCCGAGGTGCTGGAGAAGGAGCGGCTACACGCGCAGGCCACCCTGCCCCCGGCAGAGTACGCGAACATCTGGGAAGGCAAGTGCATGCCGGCCGTGGTGGGCGCGATCTACTTCGAGCAGGTAGCCAAGGCCGAGGAAGAGCGCCGCATCGGCAACGTGCCGTACGACCCGCTGCTCAAAGTCCACGTCGTGTTCGACCTGGGCTGGAACGATTCGATGTTCATCACCCTGGTGCAGAAGCATTCCAGCGAACTGCGCATCATCGGCGAGATCGAGGACAGCCACAAGACCCTGGACTGGTACTCGGCCGAGCTGAAGAAGATGAACATGAACTGGGGCACGCTCTACCTGCCCCACGATGGCCGCCACAAGGATTACAAAACCGGCAAGAGCGCCGAGGACATCATGAAAGCGCTGGGCTGGGACGTGAAGATCACCCCGAACACCAGCATCGAGGACGGCATCCGCCTGACCCGCATGACCTTCCCCCGGATCTACTTCGACAAGACGAAGGCCGCGCGCCTGGTGCAGTGCGCCAAGCGATACCGCCGAAGCATCAACCAGACGACGCAGGAGGCCGGCGCGCCGCTTCACGATGAGTGGAGCCACGGCGCCGACAACCTGCGTTACATCTCGGTCAACGCCGAGGACATGAGCAACGAAGACCTGGGCAAGATGCGGCCGCTCGATCAGCCGCTGCCCGACAACGACGGACTATACTTCTGATGAGCGACGCCCTCCAACACACGGCCCTGGCCACCCTGCTGCACGAGCGCCTGACCGCGTGGGAGCAAGCGCGCAAGCCGCAAGAGCTCAAGATGCTGGAGTGCTATCAGGACGTGATGCGCATCCCGCGCGACAACGACACCAGCAGCACCGGCGCAGCGCGCGCCAAGAAAGCGGCCGGCCTGTTCATCGGGTCGAGCCGCAACAAGGTGCGCGCTGCCCGCGCCAAGATTACCGATGCGCTGTTCGGCGCCGGCAAGCTGCCGTTCGACACCAGCCCGACGAACGAGCAGCTCGCGCCGTATGCCGATGCCGTCGAGGACGTGCTGACCGACCTGTTCGAGCGCATGAAGCTCAAGGCCATGCTCAAGACCGGCGTCAACACGCTGGCCACCTACGGGACCGGCTTCGTGTTCGGCCCGTTCGTGCGCACCGAGTCGATCACCGAGACCAGCGCGGACAACAGCCTCGGCGTGACGCAGCTGGTCGAAAACAAGTATGAGTTCGACGTGCCCTACTTCGAACTTGGCAGCTCCCTGGACGTCTACCCCGACCCGGAGGCGCGCGACGTGGCCGCCGGCCTGGGCGTGTTCTGGGTGACCATGGAGTCGCCGCACACCGTCGCCGCCTGGAAGACAGACAAGCGCTACAGCAACATCGACGCCGCGCTGCAAGGTCCCGGCGACAACACGAACGAGACCGGCAGCGAGCGCGCCACCCAGATGCGCGCGAACGTCGAGTATTGGCACAAGAACGACCGCATCAAGGTGGCGCGCTTCTTCGGCAAGGTGCCCAAGTCGGCGATTCCAGCCGCGGCGCCGGCCGAGAACAGCGCGCAGCCCGCATCCGCCGAGATGGTCGACGCAATCGTAATCATGGCCGGCGGCGTGGTCGTCAAGGTCGACAAGTCGCCTTACAACGGGAAGAACGCATGCATGCGCGCGGTCTACGAGGCCGTCGAGCACGAAATGTGGGGCGTGGGCGTGGCCGAGAACAACGCGCCGCACCAGAAGGTGGTCAACGCTGCCTTCCGCCTGATCATGGAGGGCAAGGGTATGGCCCTGCTCGGCACGCGTTCGGTGGACCGGTCCAAGTTCCTGCCGTCCGAAGACTTCCGCAAGTTCCCGGGCAAGGTTTACCAGTTCAAGCCTGGCCTGAGCCCGGATGAACGGAAAGACGCGATCATTCACCACACCGAGCCGGACATCACCGGTGGCTGGATGGACATGATCGCGGCTTCCGAGCAGTTCAGCGACGACGACACCGGCATCACGAAATACACGCAGGGCGACGACAGCCGGCACCTGAACAAGACCGCCAGCGGCATCAGCATGATCATGTCGGCCAGCTCGCTGCCGATCAAGGAAGTGATCCAGAACATCGACGAGATGTGGATCGAGGAAATTGTCGAGCGCACGATCGAATGGGCGCTCAAGTACCTGGACGTCGAGACCGTGCAGAAGATCCACGGCGACGAGATCGCACAGGTGTGGGCGCAGATCAAGCAGTTCGGCAAAACCTCGTTCATGGACTGGCAGGCGACGGGCACCTCGAGCTTCATGCAAAAGGAGATCCTGACCAACAAGATCCGCGCCTTCGCTGACTTCGCCCTGTCCAACCCGGCCACGGCGACGCTGGTCGACGCGCGCGAGCTGCTGAACCAGACGTGGGATGTGATGGAGATCGGCCGCGAAAGCCCGATCCTCAAGCAGGAAGGCGAGCAGGAGATTCCGCCGCAGGTGCAGCAGCAGATGCAGGCCATGCAGGAGCAGATCGAGCAGATGGGCGAAGCGCTGAAGAATGCGCATGCCGAGGTGCAGGAGCTGGAATCGGGCGCCTCGGTCAAGGATCGCGAAGTCGGCGTCAAGGAGTTCGACGCCGAGACGAAGCGCATGCAGGTGCTGGCCCCTGCCATGACGCCCGACGAGATTGCCGCGCTGGTGCGTCAGACCATCATGGACCTCCTGTCCCAGCCTGCCCCGCTTGAGCCTGAGCAGCAGGAGGAACAGCAGCCGGAGCCGGCCATCCCGATGCAGGACGAGCCGATGCAGGACGAGCCGATGCAGGACGAGCCGATGCAGGACGAGCCGATGCAGTTCGAACAGCAGGAGGCCATGGCCGACTCGCTGCAGCCGACGATGGAATAACCGCCCGTCCGGGCAGAAAGTGCCCGATGGACCGGCTCGACGACGCAATCCTGGCACCGCGGCTCCATTTGCCTGACCTCTACGAGCGCATCGAGGATGTCGAGCAGCGGATCGCCAGCGCGCTGCTGCGTGACGTCAAGACTGTCGCCGAGTACCGCACCATCAGCGAGATCGCGGCCTTGCACCACGCCGAAGCCCTTGTCTGGGCTACGCCACCGGGAAGACCATGACACGAACCGAAGAAATCGACACAGCCTTGCAGGCCATCCAACCCGGGTGGCCTTTTTTTATGGCTGAGGTCCAGGCACGCATCGCCCAGGCGACCGAGAGCCTCATCACCCAGAACAGCGAGGAAACGCGCGGCCGGATCAAGGCGATGCGCGACCTCATGAATTTGCCCGCTGACCTCGAAGCTGAGCGCGCAGGCATTCACGCCGCCGAATTACCCGACTCGGGCTCGGCAACTTACCCCTAGCAGCATGGATTAGCGCGCAAGCGCCCCAACCGGAGCATAAATGTCACACGAACAACTCGACCCTGTCGAATACCAACGCCAGTACGACGAAGCAGCAGCAGCGCTTGACGCGGCGGCCACCCCGGCCACTACCGCGCGCGGCGATGACGGCAAGTTCGTCCCGGCAGAGGTAGCGCCACCTGCCGCCGCGCTGGCGCCCACGGCCCCAGCAGCAGAGCCAGCACCGGCAGCAACGCCGGCTGCCGAACCTGCCGCCGAACCTGCGAAACCTGTCGACGAACTCGCTGAGCTTCGCGCCCGCGCCGAGCGCGCCGAGAAGATCGCCAGGGACAACCAGGCGTGGGCCACGAAGGCAGCACAGGAAGCCGCAACCCTGCGCCGCCAGCAGGAGCAGCGCGATCGCGAAGCCGCCAAGCCAGCTATTTTGGATGCGAATCCGGAATTGGCAGAGGCCATTCGCTTCGTCGCAAACGATCCGGCGCCCCAGCATCAGGCCGAGGACCGCAAGGCCGTGTTCCAGTCGACCATCGAGAAGGCCCACCCGGACGCCTTCGCCGCCGACATGGACCCGGAGCTGCAGGAGTCGATCGCGAAAGCCTGGGAAGGCCTCGGCGACGCCGCCGCAGACCCGCTGGAAGTGGTTCGTGTGATCACGCAGGAAAAGTTGGCCTTCACCGAACGCCAGGTCGGCAAGCGCTTCGCCGCTGAAGCCGCCCGGCAGCAACAAAAATCCGCGATGAGCGTGCCCAGCCCGGGCGCTTCCTCGGTGGCAGTAGCCGCCCCGGATGCCCAGCTGGTGGAAGCCCAGCGCATCTCCAAAATGTCCGACCGCGAGTTCGAAGCCGAAGTTCGGCGCGTCCGCGGTTACTAATCCGATAGGAAAACGCAATGCCAAACACCACCCTCTCCCAAGTCGCCCCAGGCGTCCAGGCCTTCTACGACCGCAACCTGCTGCGCCGCGCGCAGCCGAACGACGTGCATGGCCGTTTCGGCCAGAAGCGTCCGATCGCGAGCCGCAACGGCAACCAGATCAAGTTCCGCCGCTACTCGCAGCTGGCCGCCGCCACTACCCCGCTGACCGAAGGTGTCACCCCTGGCGGCTCGCAGCTGTCCGTGACCGACATCGTGTCGACCCTGGCGCAGTACGGCGACTACATCACCCTGACCGACATGGTCTCGATGACCAACCAGGACCCGGTCGTGACCGAGGCGACCGACGTGCTGGGCGACCAGGCCGGCACCACCATCGACCAGATCCGCCGCGATGTGCTGGTCGCCGGTACGAACGTGGCCTACGCCTCGGGCGCCGCCAACCGCGCATCGACCGTGAACAAGATCACCGGCGCCGACCTGGATAAGGCAATCCGCTTCCTGAAGGGCCAGAACGCCAAGTTCATGAAGGAAGGCCTGTCGTCGTCGGATAACGTCGGCACCGGCGCAGTCCGCAAGGCGTTCATCGCCCTGGTGCACCCTGACGTCGAGTTCGACCTCGAGCAGATCGCCGGCTTCCGCGCTGTCTCGGACTACGGTTCGCAGGAAGGCGTGATGGAAGACGAAATCGGCGCGTACAAGAACATCCGCTTCGTCACCTCGACGAACTGCAAGGTGTTCGCAGACGCAACGAGCGTAGCCACCGGCGGCTTCAAGGTCAGCGGCAGCGGCAAGAACGACGTCTACGCGACGCTGATCCTGGCCGCTGACGCCTACGGCATCTCGCCGCTGTCGGGCCAGGCCATGAACACCTACGTCAAGCCGCTGGGCTCGGCCGGCACCGCCGACCCGCTCGAGCAGCGTTCGTCGGTGGGCTGGAAGGCGACCACGACCACCACGATCCTGAACCAGTCGTGGATGATCCGCCTCGAGACGCTGGCAACCGCGTAATGAACCGGGCGCCCAAGCGCCCTCCACCGCAGTCCTGAAGGCCCGGCCACAAACCGGGCCTTTTTCATTGGAGAACACCATGGCAAAAGCCGACCTGAAACAATACAAAATCACCTTCCACGGCGAAGGAGGCGACGTCGAGATCGCGCACAACTTCAAGCTGAACGTGTACAAGCGTAACGTCGAGACCACCATCGACGAGAACTACCTGGGCGTGCTCAAGCATGCTGTCGTGCACACCGTCGTCGACGGCAAGCCGGTCACCATCCCGCAATACAACTACAGCGTCGAGGCCATCTAAATGACCGCTTCCTGGACGCTCGCCGCCGTTGAGGTGTGCACGGATGCCCTTGAGCACCTGGGCGTGATCGGCGCCGGCGAAGCGCCCAGCGGAGACGACATGCAACTGGCCCTGCGCGCGCTGAACGCCGTGCTGAAGGAACTGCCGCTGGCCGGGTACGCCTGGCCGAAGCTGTCGGCCGAAGCAGCGCTGCCCTGGGCCGGCGGCCAAGCCATGCCGCTGCCCGACGATTACTTCGGCGCTGCAGTCGTTTGGCGTGCGATCGACGGCCGCAAGCGCCTGCTGACGCAGATCGCACACGCGCGCTGGACGCAGATGGACGACCGCACCGCCCCCGGCGCGCCGTCGCACTTCTACATCGGGCCGGACAACGTGCTGCGCCTGTGGCCGGTTCCGGATACCGATCCAGCTGCCTCGCTGCAGTACCAGCGCGTCGTCAGCGACGCAGACGGCACCGTGCAGCCAGACGTGCCGCAGTTCTGGCTGAACGCGCTGGGCTATGGCGTGGCGAACGAACTGCTGCTCAAGTACGACACGCCCGAATCGAAAGCTCAGGCAATCAGCGGCCGCTGGCAGGCCAAGCGCGCCGCGGCGCTGGAACACTCGATCG